TTGCAATAGTCAATGCAGATATTGCAATGCACCAAGTCCAGCCCTACGGCAAAATGTCAGGGCCAGATGATAAAACCGCAAGTTACGCTGCAACAGGTGGAGTGCGCGAGGCTGCAATGATGTTGGCTACAAATATATTTCAATCAAGACAAACCACCCAAGATGGCGGCATGAGTGTTGATGGATTTAGCCCAAGCCCGTTCAAAATGTCTAATACTTTAATGGCATCCATTAGAGGCCTCATTGCCCCATACATGAGTCCAAATTCAATGGTGGGGTAGATGGCAACCGCACTTACAACACTGCGCTCCACACTTGCAACAGCTTTAACCAATGCGGGTGTCTGGAACATTTACGCATACCCGCCAAGTGTAATCACTGCCAATTCTGTAATTATTGTGCCTGCTGACCCATACATAACGCCAAGCAACAATGTGCAAATCATTCCACCGCTGGCAAATTTTCGAGTGCTTATGACTGTGCCAATGCTAGATAACCAAGGCAATCTAAACGGCATTGAGGACACAATTGTCGCAGTGTTTAATAAATTAAACGCATCTGCAATCGTGATGAATGTTGGCACAGTAAGCGCACCATCAGTTTTATCAGCAGCATCAGGGGATTTGCTCACTGCTGATATATCCGTATCAATACTAACTAGCTGGTCATAAGGAGATAACCATGAGCGATACCAAGGCAGAGGATTTGGCTTTTCTGATAAAGACCGGCCAAGTTAAAGACACAGAAACCAAAGCAACAACCACCAAGAAGGATGAGGAATAAACGATGGCAATTTATCTAAATAACAATGTTGGCGTGAAACTTGCCACCGCAGCTGCGCCAACTGTACCTAGCATTGACATTTCAAGTTATGTAACCGCAGTGACTTTAACTCAAGTTGTTGATGAGCTTGAAGTAACAGCGATGGGCGATACAGCTCACAAATTTGCCGCCGGGTTGCAAGCTGCAACCCTAAGCATTGATTTCCTAAATGACTGGGCTGCAACGCAAGTTATGACCACACTCAATGCCGCTTTCGGTACAACATTGGCAGTGTCAATGATTACCGTTAAAGGCACAGCGGTATCGGCAACAAATCCGTCATACCAATTCTCCATTTTGGTCAATAACTTGACCCCAGTGGGATCAGGTGGAGTGGCCGATGAAGCCTCATCCAGCCTGTCATTTACTGTGAACACCGCAGTTACAGTTTCACCAACCGTAGCGTTTTAAGGAGTAAAGCATGGCAAGGTTAAAGATAACTAGGGCCTCAGGGGAAGTGGTTTTGCACATTTCGCCTGTTGTCGAAGTAGCCTTTGAAAAGTACACCGGGAAAGGCATCCACAAACAATTTCGCGATGAGGAGAAGCAGAGCGATATTTATTGGTTAGCTCATAACTGTTTGCAGCGCGTTGAAGTGATCCCGCCATTTGGCGATGAGTTTCTAAACACGCTGGTATCGGTTGAGGTATTGGATGACGAAAACCCAAAAGAATAGACCGCAACAGCATGACTTATCTCGTGGCTAGTCTTGCGGTGGAGATGAAAATTGCTCCATCGCAAGTACTAGAGATGGATGGCCACATGCTTAAAGCGGTGTTGCAGGTGTTTAGCGACAGAGCAAAGGAGGCGGCAAAAAATGCCCGTAGTCGTAGAAGGCTATAAGGAGCTAATTCAAAAGCTAAATGCATTTGAGCCTGACCTCAATAAACAAATGAAAATTGAAATTAAAGCTGCGATGTTGCCTATAAGGGATAAGGCGCGGGGATACGCGCCGAGTCCTTTCCCATCTACTTTATACAACTGGGCTGATAAAGGTAAAGTGCGAGCGCAACCGCAATTTAATACTGAAGGCCGAGTGCGTAAATTCCCGCTTTACAATCCTGCTGAAGTAATTGCTGGAATTAAGTACAAAGCAGGTGCTAATAAGAAAAACAAATATGGTTTCAGCGCGCTTTATTCAGTTACAAACAATTCACCTGCTGGTGTAATTTATGAATGGGCAGGCCGCACATCTGGGTCGAACGGGCAACCTTGGGTAGGCCCTAAAGGTAAAGGCAAATCTGTATCAAAGTCACGCAACCCTAACGCAGGTGCTATTTTCATAAATCATTTTGGCCCTATGTATGGCAAAGACATGATGCGCGGCAGGTTAATTTATCGTGCATGGAATGAAGGACAAGGCAAAGTGCAAGATGCAGTGGTACACGCTATTGAAAAAGCCGCGCGGCGGTTTAACGAACGCGCCACACAATCAGCATTTAGTTTGGTCGCCTAATGCCAAATCTAGTAGTTTCGGCGGTTACCAAGTATGACGGTAAAGGATTAACAAAAGGTCGCAAAGATATAAATGCATTTCAAAAAACTGTTAAAAATTTAGCCAAAACATTCGTTGGTTTATACAGCGCAACAAAATTAGCGCAGTTTGGAAAATCCTCGGTAAAAGCATTTTTAGCTGATAACAAAGCAGCTGCGGCACTTGGCAAGACCTTAGACAATACGGGCAATTCATTCGCCAAAATAGGTGTTGAAAAATTTATAGGGTCATTGCAAAAACAAACAGGTGTGCTTGATGATTTTTTAAGGCCTGCGTTTCAGGGGCTATTGGTCGCAACTGGATCAGTCACTAAAGCCCAAGAAGGTTTAAGTGTTGCGTTAGATGTCGCGGCAGGCACTTCATCTGATGTCGTCACTACGAGCAAAGCAATTTCAAAAGCATACGCGGGCAACACAACAGCACTAGCCAAACTAATACCCGGCATTGATAAAGCTGTACTAGCATCAAAAGACCTTAATGCAATAAACAAAGAATTAACCAGATTGTTTGGCGGACAAGCCGCTGTCGCGGCAGGCACATTTTCAGGGCAACTGGACATATTAAACGCGGCTGCTGCCGATGCTAAAGAAACCATTGGCAAAGGTTTGGTTACTGCGTTGCAAATTTTATCGGGCGATGGCAAAGGTTCATTAAATAAAACTGCTGATGGGTTGAGTGCAGTTTCTCAGGCGTTTGCCACGCTTACAATTGCAGTGGCGTTAAATGGTCAAAAACTAGCTCGCAGCGATGCGTTTAACATTCCAAAACTAATGGGTTTCAAGACCGAATCCGATGTATTAAATTTTCTAGATAGGTTTGGATTAAAACTTGGTGATGCTTACCGTCTGCAAGTCAATGCTGCGATGCCTTCAGTTTTAGACCCAAAGGCTCTAGTCAAGGCAGATATAGCAGCCAAGGCCAAATTAAAAACGGACAAGGCCGCTGCTGCTGCCGCTGCAAAACTTGCCGCGCTAACCAAAAAAGCCGAAATGGACAAACTAGCACTTAAAAAAGCAGGTACAACATTTGACCTTGCACAAATTCAAATTCAAGCCGCATTAAAATACGGCATTGATAATGAAACCCGTTTGCGTTTGCTGTTGCAAAAGGCGTTGCTAGATGAGGATGTTGCCGCCGCCGCAAAACTGCAAGCGGCATTGTTACTTAATGAAGCTAAAACCAAAGAATTAGCAGATTTATTAGCGCACTTGCCAAAAGCTGATGATCCGTTTGCCGATTGGCCAGCCATCATTGCCAGAATAAATGGCCTGTTAAAGGATTTGAAAATACCCGGTAGCGCAACGGCATTACTAGCGGCGCAAGGATTAACCTACAATGCTGACACTGGCACAGTTACTAACACCCCAACCGTATCAAACCCAATTATTGTGCCTGTAAGTACATCAACAAATGGCACAACTACAGCTACTGCCGCAGCCGTAAACACTCCCGAAGTCGTAGAGGCCGCCGTTGCAGTTTGGAGCGCAGCCCTTGATGCAATAGCAGCAGGCGGCGATTCTGGCTTTGCAGGCGCAGCGCGCAGGGCTGGTTATGTGCCAGACCCACCAGTTGTGAATGTAACAGTCAATGCAGGCGTTGTAGGCAGCGAGCAAGTGATTGCGCAAGAGGTACAAAACGCCATTTCATTCTTATCTCGCAGTGGAGGTTTGATTGGTTATGCAGGGCAGATAGCTGTATGACCGCCCCAACCGTTCAAGCCTTCATTAACTTCTCAACAGGCCCATCATTTGCGCAAGCCATGATTTTAGATACAGGCATACTTGACACAAACATCCTTGCCGATGCAGCGGCAGTCATTGTGGATGTATCAGACCAAATCAATGCAATTTCAATCCAGCGCGGGCGCAATGCGCAGGCTGACCAATTTCAAGCAGGCACACTCTCGTTGCGCATACTCGATACCTCGGGCGCGTTCAACCCCCAAAATGTCAGCGGGCCCTACTATAATCTTTTGCAACCAATGGTTAAGGTGCAAATTACTGCCACCAGTTTAAATGTGGTATACCCGTTATTTTCTGGATTCATAACTAATTATTTGACTACTCAGCCAAACAATTCTGCTGACACATTGAACTACACAACCATCCAAGCCGTTGATGCCATGCGCCTAGTCCAAATGGCACAGATAACAACCGTTGCTGGTAGTAGCGCAGGCGATTTAACCTCAACCCGCGTTAGCCAAATTCTTGACCAAATCTCATGGCCGGCCACAATGCGCTCAATTGAAACTGGATTAAGCACTGTGCAAGCCAATCCCAACACTGCAACCACCGCGCTATCAGCTGCTCAAAAATGCGAGCTAGTAGAATTTGGCGCGTTCTATGTTGATGCCAGCGGATCATTTGTATTTAAAAACCGCACTACAACATCCACATCCGTATCGGGTACGCCAAAAGTATTCAACGATAACGGCACAAATTTGCATTACTTTAATGCCGATTGGGTGCTTAATGATGTGCTGGTGTACAACCAAGCAAGTGTGACCCCGACAGGTGGCACAGCGCAGGTAGTAGTTAATGCAGCTAGTGTTACCAAGTATTTTGCGCACTCCTACAATCAAACCGCAACCATGTTTTCTAGCGATGCCGATGCCTTGCAGTATGCGCAGGCTTATATTGCCAGCCGCGCAGAAACCTCAATTAGATGCGATGCGCTAATTCTTGACCTGTACTACCCAGATGCAGCAATGGTATTGGCAGCCTTGGAGTTAGATTTTTTTGACCCCGTAACGGTTAGCACTACCCAACCCGGCGGGTCAATCCTTACTAAGACCCTGCAAGTCTTTGGCGTTAATTATCAAATTAGCCCAAATTCTTGGCGGCAGACTTTTACCACACTTGAGCCAATAATTGACTCATTTATACTAAACTCAACCCTGTACGGGATACTTGATACATCCGTACTCAGTTATTAAGGAGTAGAAAATGGCAGCAGGTTTAGGGTTCAAGACCTTTACCACAGGTGAAGTATTAACAGCAGCCGATGTGAATGGCTATCTGATGCAGGGCGTGTTGGTGTTTGCAACCGCAGCTGCGCGTAACGCTGCCATTACCTCACCGCAAGAAGGTCAATTTGCTTTTACAAAAGACACTAACGGTTTATGGTATTACGATGGCGCGGCTTGGGTTGCATCAGGTGCAACAGGTGACATTGAAGGAGTGACGGCCGGGGTCGGAATTTCAGGTGGTGGCACCTCCGGAACCGTAACGGTCACAAACTCAATGGCAACTGCCATAACAACTAACGGCGATATTATTTATGGCACTGGCTCTGGCACATTTTCTCGACTTGGTATTGGTTCATCTGCTCAGGTGCTTACTGTTGCTAGTGGTGTGCCATCTTGGGCAACGCCAGCGGCAAGTGGTGGAGATTTTGTCTTAATAACAGCGCAAACTTTTACAAGTTCTTCCGGAGTAAATGTCAATAGTGTATTCAACGGTACTTACAACAATTACAAAGTAATAATAAATGTTACTGCCGTAAGCACTGATAATCAATATGATTTAAGAATGAGAGCAAGCGGCTCGGATAACACTTCATCTAATTATCAATATGCAGGCATTAATCTTTATAGTGATTTAGATACAGTTTATGTTCAAAGAAGTAATAGTGGCACCGCCTTTGCTAGATTTGGTAGTTCTGCTTCGGCAGACAATGGGGCAACTAATATGGTTCTTGAATTTCAAAATCCTTACGCCTCAATTAGAACAGGGTTGCAGTATGGCGTAACGGGTTCAGATGGTTCTAGGGCAATTTGGGATACTGTGGGTGGTATATTTGACGGCACAAATAGTTTTGATGGGTTTAGTATTTTGGTAGATACAGGAACTATCACAGGAAAGGTTTATGTATATGGATACAAAGTCTGAACAAATCTTTATTACTGAAGATGGAGAAAGCCGTGAATTGCTTGGAAAAGAATTAAGCGATTTTCTTTTACAACGAGAAAACGATAATGCTGAACGCGAAATCGTTAAAAAAGCGATAGCCGACAAACTAGCCGCAAAGCAATCCGCACAGGCAAAACTTGCCGCGCTAGGATTAAGTCTGGATGAAGTGGCCGCCATCCTTGGTAACTAGCCAAAACGGGTGGCCAGCATCTAAAGACCCGCATGAGATTGGCGTAAAGCAATACGCCATTGCCGATTCGGGCGTTAAATTACGATGCGCGGAAAAGGTTGCGCCGTTATTAGTTGCCTTTGCATCGCAATTCCATGAACATATTGAAGCAATAGATGATGGAAATGATGACTGGGGTTACTGTTACCGCGAAATAAGGGGAAGTCAGACAGTACTTAGCAATCATTCAAGCGGTACGGCAATTGACCTTAACGCTACAAAACACCCATTGGGCGCAGCTGGCACATTCTCAACAGTGCAGGTTGCATTGATCCAAGCGTTATGCAAAAAGTATGGCATCCGATGGGGTGGAGATTACAAAGGCAGAAAAGATGAGATGCATTTCGAGATTTCATTTGATGAAGCTAAAACAGCTGCATTGATTGAAAAATTGGGCCTATCAACTAAGAAGGAGAAAACCAATGCACAAATCAATTGAGGCATTAAA